CAACCAGGTGAGTTTAGAGACGTAGACGCTCCAGGTGGTAACTTAAAAGATTCATTTATGATGTTACCATTCAAAGAGCCTTCTCAAACTTTATTACAATTAATGGGCATAGTTGTTCAAGCAGGTCAAAGATTTGCATCTATTGCTGATATGCAAGTTGGTGATGGTAATCAACAAGCTGCAGTTGGAACTACAGTCGCTTTATTAGAGCGTGGTTCTAGAACTATGTCTGCAATACACAAAAGAATTTATTCAGCTCTTAAATTAGAATTCAAATTACTAGCTAGAATATTCAAGTTATATCTACCACAAGAATATCCATATGATGTCGTTGGGGGTCAAAGAACGATTAAACAAACAGACTTTGATGACAGAGTAGATATAATGCCAGTTGCCGACCCCAACATTTTTTCACAAACTCAGCGTATTTCCCTCGCGCAAACAGAGTTGCAGCTGGCAACCTCAAATCCGCAGATGCATAATATGTACACTGCGTACAGAAATATGTATGAAGCTTTAGGTGTAAAAAATATTGATCAACTTTTAGTTAAACCACAACCACCTGCACCAAAAGATCCTGCAATTGAACACATAGATGCAATGGCTGGCAGAATGTTTCAAGCATTTCCAGGTCAAGATCATAGAGCACACATAACTGCTCACTTAGCTTTTATGGCAACTAACATTGCTAGAAACAATCCAATGGTAATTGCAGCTTTAGAAAAAAATATTATGGAACATATTTCTCTAATGTCTCAAGAACAAATTGAATTAGAATTTAGAAACGAGTTATTACAGATGCAACAAATGCAAATGATGATGCAACAAAACCCTGCGCTGCAGCAACAGATGGCTCCGCAGTTACAAAGTATGGCAAATCAGATTGAAGCAAGAAAAGCAAAACTAATTGCTGAAATGATGGAAGAATTTATGACTGAAGAGAAGAAAATTACATCACAATTTGACAATGATCCTATTGCTAAGCTAAGAGCAAGAGAATTAGACATACGAGCTATGGATAATGAGCGTAAAAAACGACAAGATCAGGAAAAAATCAACCTTGATAGAATGAAAACAATGATGAACCAAGCAAATCAAGACGAAAAACTGGAACAGAACGAAGATTTAGCTAAATTAAGAGCTGATACTTCGATTGAAAAGACAATTTTGAGTAAAACTATTCCAAGTGTTGATAAATTAATGCCAAGTGTTGAAATTGAGAAGTACGAAGGCGAGAATAAGTGATGCAAACTAGACAAAAAGCTAGATTTGCGATAACATTAAGTAAATAAGGAGAAAAAAATGAAAAAAGATACAACTTTTACTAACAAAGATGGTTACGCTAAGAGTGTTGACATTTCTATCCCTAGTCAGAACTTAGAAATTGATCCAAGATCAAAATCTACAGCTGATGGTGCGTTCAACCAAATCGCTACTGGTGATACAGTTGAAATTAAAGGGACTAAAAGAATGTTAGCTGACAAGAAAAAAACAGCTAAGTGGTACTAGTATGTGGTTATCGGCAATAAAATTAGCCGTTTCTGCAGGAAGTAAAATTTATGCTAACAAGCAGAAAACAAAAATGGCTATGTCAGAAGCACAGCTTATGCACGCGTCTCGTATGGCCGAAGGTAAGGAAGCTTACCAAGGCAAATTATTAGAGGCTCGTCAGTCAGACTGGAAGGACGAGGCCGTCCTCATAATTCTCAGTTTGCCCGTGGTAATTTTGGCCTGGGCAGTCGTATCGGATGATCCGACAGCGATGGACAAAGTAAAATTGTTCTTTAAGATGTTTTCGGAGCTCCCTAGTTGGTTCACAAACTTGTGGATCCTTGTGGTTGCGAGCATATATGGTATAAAGGGAACACAAATATTCCGTAATGGAGGAGGAAAAAAATGAAAAAGAAAAAAAATAAATTCCCAGATCACTCTGGTGATGGTAAGGTAACTAAAAAAGATATTTTAATGGCAAAAGGTGTCATTAAAAAGCCGATGAAGAAGAAAAAAAAATAAGGAGATAACTTATGAGACAAAACGGTATAAGACCTGCAAGATTTAGATTTGCTAGAGGAGGTTCTACAAATACAAAACGTATGAACAGACTTGAAGAGCTTGGAAGAGTTGATTCTGAAAAAGCAAAATCTAAAAAAGGCAAAAAAAATCTTAAGGCTGAGAAAAAAAGAATCATAAAAGAACTTAAGAAAAGCTAATGAGACGAGATTTTGTAAGACCTAAATTAAAAGGTGGTTCACCAGCTCCAATTAACAAAGCTGCTGCACTTAAAAAATTACTTACAAAAAATAAAAAACAAAATAGGAAAAAACCACCTATGTTGTTAACTGCAATGAAGGGTATGAGATAATATGAGTGACTGGATTAAAAAAAAATCAAACACTGATGATGAATCAAACAAATGGATTCAGAAAAAGAAAAAAGAGAGTAAATACATTACTAAAAAATCTAATACTGATGATGAATCACCAAGTTGGATTACTAAAAAATCTGAAGATGAAGGCAAATCTAAATCTTGGATTACTAAAAAAGATAAAGGTGAAAAAACATCTGATGCTGGTTTTAAACACGGTGGTCACGTAAAACTTGCTAAAAAAGGCAGAGGAAGAGCTTACGGGAAGAATTCATAGTGAAAAACTATGTAGGACCTAGTCTCGGTGGAAGTTACGCGGGAAAAAATCTAAGAAATAAAAGTTCAGCTAAATATTATGGCTCTTTACTAAAAGGTTTTTCTGTCGGTGGTAAAGTTACAAAACGAAAGAAGAATAAAAGTGCTAATATTTCAAAAAAACTTCGAAAAACAATTTAAATACAGACAAGATAGAATGTTAGAGAATGTTCTGCGTTCCAGAATATTTGATTTTAGTTATACGATAAATATGTCTGAAGATTTTGTAGATTTATACAATTGTTTCTTAGAAACAGTAAAATCTATCTTTAAAACCTGTAATTTAATTCCTAAAAACCCATCTTGCTATGCGTGCGTTCTTGATAATAGATTTAGTCATACTTTATGGCATACTCACGTAGCTACATCCCATATATCAGCAGCTTTTTACTTAAAACAACCTTCTGAAATAGGATTTCAAGCTGAATCAGGAGAATTTACAATTAAACCTAAAGAATTTGATATGTTAATATTTAGTAGTCAAGATTACCATAAGCCTATGGCACCTAAAAATAAGGATCTAAGAGTATCTCTAAACATTGAAACTTATTGTAAAGAAGGTATAAATGTTTTTAATAAAAGTAATATAAAGGAAATATAATGGACGAAGAAACAGTTATATATAAAATACAAAGATCATTGAAAGAATCATACCAACAAATTGGCGATGCAATGATAGGTGGTGCTATTGACAATATGGAAAAATATAAGTATATGATGGGACAGGCACACGCCTATTTAAAAATATCACAGGATATCTCTAACCTGCTGAAGAAAAAGGAGCAAGATGAAACAAACAAAGGAAAGCCAGATCTCACCAACGTCTTTAAGTTCGGAAAAGACACCAAAGATTAAACTGGCATTAGAAGAAAAATACAAAGAACAAGATAAAAAAGAACACGACGCTTACGAACGTTTAAAAACAAAAGAATCAGCTAAATTACCAAAACCTACAGGATGGCGAATTTTAATATTGCCATTTAAGATGCCTGAAAAAACTAAAGGTGGAATTATTTTTGGTCAAGACACATTAGAAAAACAACAAGTAGGTTCTACTTGCGGATTAGTTTTAGAAATGGGTCCTGATTGTTATAATGACAAAGATAGATATCCAGAGGGGCCTTGGTGTAAAAAAGGTGACTGGGTAATTTTTGCAAGATATGCAGGATCAAGAATTCAAATTGACGGGGGTGAAGTTAGATTGCTAAACGATGATGAAGTATTGGCAAAAATAGATAACCCCGAAGATATACTTCATCAATACTAAAAACATAGAAACAAGGAGAAACTATGCCAGAAGAAAAGAAAACAGTTGACATTGATACTTCAGGACCTGAAGTAAATGTTCAATTGCCCGAAGAGAAAGAGGAGGACAAAACATATGAAAATGAAACAACTGTTCAAGACAATTCTGAGTCCGCTAACACATCTGAGAAATCTGATGTCAGCGCTGATGTTCAGGAAAGTAAACAAGAAGATACGAAAGAAGAGAAAGTTGAAGCGGAAGCTAAAGAAGAGAAAGACGAATTAAAAGAATATTCAGAAAGCGTTCAAAAAAGAATTGCTAAATTAACTAAGAAGTGGAGAGAGGCTGAACGTCAGAAAGAAGAAGCTATCACTTATGCTCAAAGCATAATGAAAGCTAAAAAAGAAGCTGACAAGAAAATTTCTACTCTTGAACCTAGCGTTCTTAAAACTACTGAAGAAAGTATTAAATCAGGGATGGAAGCGGCTAAAGCAAAACTTGCAGCTGCACGTGAAGCAAATGATTTAGGTGCTGAAACAGAAGCAATGAGTGCAATATCTGAATTAGGATATAAACAAGCAAAATTCCTTGAAGCAAAAAATGCACAAGAGGAATTTAATAAAAACAAACAAACCGAGGTTAAAACACCCGCAGATATGTCTCAAAAACCATTTGCTAAGACACCTGCACCAGATCCAAAAGCGGAAGCTTGGTCAGAAAAAAATGAATGGTTTGGTAAAGATAGTGCTATGACTTACACAGCATTTGATTTACACAAGAAACTAACTGAAGAGGAAGGTTTTGACCCTACAAGTGATGAGTATTATTCTGAAATTGATAAGAGAATAAGACTTGAATTCCCCCACAAATTTGGTAGTAATACTGATAAGGGAGATAATTCACGGCCTGCTCCGGTACAGACAGTAGCTTCAGCTAAGCGAAGTACCAAAACTGGTCGCAAAAGCGTCCGACTCACATCATCGGAGGTAGCGATAGCTAAGAAATTAGGTGTGCCACTTGAAGAGTATGCGAAACAAAAACAAATCACGAAGGAGGCATAGCATATGAAAAACGATAACGATAAAAAAACCTCTCGTGCGAGCCAAACGAGATCAAAAACTGAGAGAAAAAAAGTTTGGACTCCACCATCATCTTTAGATGCACCCCCTGCGCCGACAGGTTTTAGGCACAGATGGTTAAGAGCTGAATCTTTAGGATTCAATGACTCTAAAAATATTCAAGGCAGATTACGATCTGGTTATGAATTAGTTAGAGCAGATGAATATCCAGACAGTGATTACCCTGTGGTTGAAGACGGCAAATACAAGGGAGTGATCGGAGTTGGCGGCCTAGTGCTGGCTAGGGTACCGGAAGAGATCGCACAGCAGCGGACTGACTACTATCAAAATCAGCACGCTGAAAAGGTAAAAGCAGTAGACAACGATCTTATGAAGGAACAGCACCCAAGTATGCCGATCAATGTTGATCGACAGACTCGTGTAACTTTTGGTGGTACTAAGAAATCCTAATTAAAGAATTTCTAAACCAAACAAAGTACACTTAAACTAAATGCTATAGAAAAGGAGAAACTTATGGCAAATAAAGACAGCGCGTTTGGTCTTAGACCAATCGGCAAGGTTGGTCAGAACAGAGACAACCAAGGTTTAAGTGAATATGGAATCAAAGCGAGTTCAACTGAGACCATTTACTTCAACGACCCAGTTAAAGCAATTAACACTGGAGATATTGATGTAGCGGCAGCAGGGGACTTACTTATGGGTTCACTTAACGGGGTGTTTTACACTGACTCAACTACAAGCAAACCTACGTGGGCTAATCACTACGCAGCAAACAATGCTGCTACTGATACAGTCGGCTTTGTTGCAGATGACCCTTACGAAAGATTTGAAATCCAATGTGATGGAACTATCACAGCGGCTCAAATTTTTACAGTAGCGGACATTGCGTACACAGCTGGTGATTCAGCAAACTACGTATCAAAAGCAGAAATTTCAGCTTCAGTAGCTACAGGAAGTTCTGCTCAATTAAGGATATTAGGAATCTCGAAAGATCCAGACAACGACGAAGCGGCAGCTAATGTCAATGTTGTTGTTAACATCAACGAGCACGTTCTAACATCCGCTAACGGTATCTAGGAGATAAGGAGATAAATTATGGCGATATCACGAGGACAACTAGTTAAAGAACTAGAGCCAGGATTGAATGCTTTATTCGGCCTGGAATACAAAAGATATGAGAATCAGCATCTTGAAATATATCAAACTGAATCTTCAGACAGAGCGTTTGAAGAAGAAGTTATGTTATCAGGTTTTGCTCAAGCTCAAGTTAAACCGGAAGGTTCAGGTGTAACTTTTGACAATGCTCAAGAGACTTACACTGCAAGATACACTCACGAAACAGTGGCTCTTGCTTTCGCAATAACTGAAGAAGCGATTGAGGACAACTTGTATGACAGACTTGCTAGTAGATATACAAAAGCTCTTGCTAGATCTATGTCTAACACTAAACAAATCAAATCGGTAAATCCATTAATACAAGGACTACCGTCGGTGGCTTCAAACCAATTTACTTCTGGCGACGGAAGCAATTTGTTTGCTACAAACCACCCGACAATTGCTGGTACAGTTGCTAATACTTTAGGAACTCAAGCAGATCTTAACGAAACTTCATTGGAGCAGTCTTTAATCGACATCGCTCAGATGACAGATGAGAGAGGTCTTAAAATTGCAGCTAGAGGAGTGAAAATGATCGTTCCTTCTGAGCTTCAGTTTACAGCAGAGAGATTGATGAAATCTCAAGGTAGAACTGGTACAGCTGATAATGATATTAATGCAATCGTTTCTATGGGAATGGTTCCTCAAGGTTACAGAGTGAACAATTTCTTAACTGATACAGATGCGTTCTACATCATTACTGATGTTCCAAATGGAATGAAGTACTTTGACAGAAGCCCAATTAAAACGGCTATGGAAGGTGACTTTGATACTGGAAACGTAAGATATAAAGCTAGAGAAAGATACTCTTTCGGAGTTTCTGACTATAGAGGAATATTTGGCGTTGAAGGTGCTTAATACCTAATAATTTTGTGGCGGGACAAAGTCTCGCCACAATCTAAAAATAGAAAGCAGAATGACTAAATTTCTTGTTAAAATATGGGCTTATAATCACTTTGGAGAATGCGAAGTTGAATCAGAAGATAATCCAACCTCTTTGGAAAATGCCATAGTTGACAAATTAGGACAAAATGTTATAAAATGGGAATTGACGGGAATGTATGGCCCGACAAATAGAATAACCTATGAGGAGGTTATAAATGATGCAAACACAACTGCAGGACCTATACAAACAAAAGAAGGTTCTGGACCTAGAATGGGAGCAGGAGCATCTTAACGAGGGTAGATATACTCTCGATATGGTTAGAATTGACCGAAAAGTTAGAGAGGTCATTAGCCAAATTAAATTAGCAGAAGCTCATAAAGAGCATATGCTAAACAAGGTGGAAGACGCTGCCCCACAAGTTTCAGTAGCTACTTAACAAAAAGCTACATCGTTGGAAAAAACCCCTCCACATCACACACCCTCTTGCGCTCTACTTAAAACTAAGCTATAACTATTTTACTATACATTTAATTAGAATACTGACGAGTATAGTCGACGGCCTAGAGACAGTATTCGAAAAAACTAGGAGGATAATAATATGGCAAATACTACGTTTACAGGACCAGTACGATCGGAGAATGGTTTTATTGGTGCAAGTAAAAATGCAACAACTGGTGTCTACACAAATAATTTTAAAGTAGATGCTAGCGGTGTTTACACTGGTACGCTAATGCAGCCAATGGGAACAGTTACTACTGCAAAAGTTAATT